CGGGCAATGTTGCGTCTGGCCACTCGGCCATGATCGCATCAGCGCGGATTTCGTGCCAGAAGAACCAGCGATCCAGCCGCCCGTTCGGCCCCTCGTAGGCGTAGAAGTGCGAGAGAGGCATGGCTTGGAAGATCACCGGCTCGCCCAGGAAGTCCTCGTTCGGCATCACCTTCATGCCGCCCTGGCCATAGTGCCAGTCGATGTATGTCTCATTGGAGGCGGTCGGAAAGCCTGGCCCGTTAAACACGGCCTGCACGATGTTGGTGACGGCCTCCAGCTCTGCCTTGGCCTCGTCTTTCGCCTTGCCCACGGCCTCCTTGAAAGCCTCGTCCGGCATCTGTTTTGCAGCCGGTCCCAGGCCAATCTCAAACCAGTCCTGAAATTGTGGGGTGAAGTCCGAGGAGAGACGGTTGGCGGCTCGGATCACCGACACCTGGGGCGTGCTGTCCCAGTTGTAAGCGGCCTTGTTCTGGCCCTCTTTGCGCTTGGTGAAATTCTCGCGGTCAGGGAACGTCAGCTCCATCGCTTCGCGGTAAATCTCGTCCGAGGCTTCCTTGTCGCGCTTTGCGGCAAGGATCGCCTTCCACGCCTTGTCGATGGGCCACTGCGCCACGATCAGCCTCCGAGCGTTTTTTTAAGGTGGTCTGACAGGTTGCCGATCAGCATGTCCCGACCCCGAGTGCTCGCGCCGCCACCGCCGCCACGTTCGGCACGCTGCTGCGAGCGGTTGGCCTCCTCGTTCGAGGTTTGCCGCTCGCGCCGTGCCTGCGCTGCCTGCTTCTTCGCTTCCTCTTGTGCGCCGTTGTCGCCGCCCCCGAAAATTCCGCCCATCATCGCCTCCATAGGTATAAGCTCAAGTCGCGCCCCGTCGGGGAAAACCCTGTCGCTGGTCCGCAATCTAACCGAAAACCGAACCATTCGGCAAATCTAATCGCTCTTTCGTCGTCAGAGGCCACCCAGGCGCGCAACTCGTCATAGACTGCGCCGCTGTCGCGGAAGATCGTGACCAGCCGGAACAGCGGCCGAAGCTCGGCCGAGGATCGGATTGCGGCACCGGGATATGAGACGAACCAGCCGCGCCGGTTTACGTCGGGCATGATCGCCATGCTGGCCACAAACTCGCCGTGATCGTCCTCCAGCGTCCAGGCCCACTTAGCCGTCGTCGCCACCATCTCGGGCAAAAACGGTTGAGCCAACGCTTCCGCTTGTTCCTCGGGCCTTAGCCTCTGCAACATCTCTGGCAACGTCCTGTTGCCCGTGATCCCCACCAGGAGCTGTGCCATATCCCTGATCCCCTTCCACTCGTCCGGCCCAATCGGCCTTTGCCACGGCACGCGCCGCCGCTCGTTTGTTCCCGCCCTCCTGGGCGCTCGATCCCTGGAGGTGGTGCGGCTTGAGATCGAGGTGGAACTCCTGAACGTCGATGCGGTGCCAGATACCAGCGAGGATCGGCAGCTTGCCGGACACTGTTCGGATGAAGGTCGAGCGGCGCATGTGGATGCGGCCCTTGCTGTCGGTCCTGACCACGCCAGAACGCGGCCACACGTCGTCGTCATGCACCATGAAGCTGGGCAACATCGCCACGTTGCCTTTGCATGCGCGCATTAGCGACGGGATGGACAGGTCAAGATCGGGTTCGGTCATGTCAGCCCCCATTGTTTCAAAATGGCCTCGGCCTCGGTCACGGATCTTACCACGGCATAGGGCGCACCAGCTCGCGCCAGATCACGCTGGATATCCTTTTGCGCATCGCTCTGTGGGCTCTTGGCCTTAATCTCCAGCCCGTAGAACCGGCCCTGCCAGATGATCTCGATATCTGTCCAGCCCGCCTTGGTGCCGAGCTTGCGCGCCTTGGCGATCTGGCGAGCCGCCTCGGGTCCGGCCATGTCCAGCTCGTTCGGGCTGTGGTGATAAATCGCGTCGGCCGGTAGCGCGAGATCGAGGAGCTGGAGGATCGCCTTGTGGATCGCCCCCTCGCGGTCCTGGCGCGGCGCGCTGTGGTCGCCGTCGGCCTTGTAGAACGCCTGGAGCTGGGCGGCTGTCATGCGGTTGCCGGTCATAGCTTGTTCCTCGCCCACTTGAGCGCATTGGCCAGACGGTCGCGTATGTCCTGGGTTGCGCTCGACTTCGGCCCCTTGCACGGGCATGGAGCAAGCGCGACCAGGAGCCCGTGGATTTCATCGGCCGGAACGTAGATCACGGCCATGCCGTTCTCGATCTTGACGTGGCCCCGCTTCTCGTCGCGCAGGCTCATGCCGACACCGCCGCGAAACATTGCACCGCCACCCCGAGGAGCCCGGCGAAGTAATCCGCTGCCTCGGCACACTCCAGCGGCGTGGGATACGCTCCCAGCTCGGGCAGGCCCGGCATCATCGCAATGGCCCTCCAGATTGCCTCGCTCATTCTTTCCCCTCCGCTCTGCGCATCCGGCGAATTGCCCGGTGCATGATCTTGGTCCGCTCGCGCTGATCCCATTCGAGGCTCGCTTTTCTTCGCTCGATCCGCGTGTCCAGAACGATAAGCCTTTGTGCTTCCTCGGCTTTCGTGAAACGCCGCCAGGGCGCATCAACCGTTCCCCGCTGCACATCTTCCTCGGCCATCGGCGCAATTCCCTTGCTTTACTCGGAACTGCATACACCTTGACAAGCTGCACGGTCAACCTGTAACGTATGCCTTGCGCAATGTGCGCCACACCCCATCGAAAGGAAATCACTATGATAGGCAAAAAGTGTATCATCCGCTGCTATGCAAGCGGCGTCCATTACGGAACCGTTACCGCACAAGATGGTCGTCAAGTCACACTAATAGACAGCCGCCGCCTATGGCGTTGGCACACCGGCGGGAAGGAAAAAGGCGTGAGCCTTAGCACAGTTGCGTTGACTGGCATCGACGCAGCTCGCAGCAAGGTTGAACCGGCTCTGCCTGAAATTATGCTGCTTGATGTGCTGGAAATCATCCCGGCGAGTAATGTGGCATCTGAAAGCATTGAGGGTGCATGATGATGCAGTCATTCGAGTACTATGAAAACGACGGCTACGGCTCCGGCTACGGCTACGGCTACGGCTCCGGCTCCGGCTACGGCTCCGGCGACGGCGAAGGCTACGGCTCCGGCTACGGCGAAGGCTCCGGCTCCGGCTCCGGCTACGGCTCCGGCTGCGGCTCCGGCTACGGCTCCGGCTCCGGCTCCGGCTACGGCTACGGCGACGGCGAAGGCTACGGCGAAGGCTACGGCGACGGCTCCGGCGACGGCTGAAAATTCCATCGCACAAAAAATATTAAGCCCGGTTTGCGCCGGGCTTTTTCTATGCAAACACGTCAAAATCGCCATCCGCTTGGAACGATCCGCCGCCTTTTCCGTCAGTCCTGCGCCCGCCGAGCCGGTCAAATTCACCCACGCCGAGGAAGCCATAGCCCGCCCCGTCGCAAATGTGGCTTTCGTCGTTCTTGGAGGGTTTGTCGGCGTAGCGATCCTCGCCCGTGACCGCCAGACGCTTGAAGTGCCACGCCCCCATCAGCCCCTTGTGCAGCATCGGGCAGTGTCGCTTGTTCAGCAAGAGCCCAGGCTTGCCGTCGATCATCCGCTCGCATGGCCCGGCCAGAGCCGCGATCCTCATCTTCGGGTCTTGGGTTGGCGCGGGCTCCAGGTTGATCCCGTGTTGCGTGCGCAGCCAGTCGAAGCTGGCCGTCTCGAATATCTCGTCACGCTTTCCGCCTGCTGGATCGCCCCACCCTGTTCCGGTCAGCCCTCTGGCCACATGATCCGGGAAATGCTTGACCAACGCCTCACCGACCAGCTCGCCAAATCGCTTGATCCCCATATCGAAACAAACCACCTCTCGGTGTGCCAGGAGCGGGCCGCGCGGATGCTTCTGAAACAGGAGCGCCGAGGGCTGTAGGGTGCCGCCGCCAATGTCTGCCCCGATGAACACCGGCTCGTCAGGCAGGATCGGCAGGTGATCGACGCCATGCACCTGGCCGTTGTATTGCGGGACCACGCGCCGCCCGTCCGTCACGAACGTGTAGACGCCCTGGAGATAGCTTTGGATTTCCTCCAGCGTCTTACCTGCCAGCGCGCGGCCGTAGTAGCTCCGCACCCCAAGCGGGTTCGATCCAGCATCGACGCGGGATAGCGCCACAAGGTTCTCCTGCCAAGGGTTCACGATCCAGAGCCGATCAGCAGCACGGATCACCTCAATCGGACACTCGACCCGGCGCGTCTTGCCTCGATAGTAGATCAGCACCTCGGCCGATGTGAGGCGCACGCCTTGGTAGTCTGGGAAATTCTCGTCGATGATCTCGGCACCGTTGCCACGCGGCCGCACCTCCAGGACGCCGGGCGGTTGCTGGTGGAAGTGATAACCTTCTGGCGTCTCGCGGTGGTGCCAGCCATAGAGCCAATGATCTGCGTC